AGCTGTACGAATGAACTTCGCCCCCATTCCTCCCCTCCCCCTGCCCTTCCCCCTCCATCACTGGTTGAAATGCACCAGTATGATCAGACATAGATCTACACTCTGTCCTATATTGTCATACACTGTCATACACCATTCACTGAGCTAGATTATGCACAGAGAGGTGCTGAGAGCTAAGCGTATGAGAAGACAGGTGATCTCCTGAATAGTCTGATAATATACATTATGTCAACTGTTCCAATATGTACAGAGAGGGGGGGGAGGGGGCTTTTGAGGTCTGGGCTGGAGCCCACATGGACATCCCTCTGGATTTTTCATGGATGGGGGAAATCCCATCGTGGTTGACAAGAGCACAGGGAACACGGTAGAGAGAGGGCCATGCAGCATACGTGTGGGCAGTATGGGTTTCTGACGAAGGCGGGGACGCCGTGTGGGTATCGGATTTACGGGGAGGCGAAGAGTTGTCCGCATCATAGTGACGATCCGAGTGTGGCGAAGGAGTTTCAGCGTCGAGGGGGGCGGACGCATGCGGAGCGGCGGTTACCGGAAGAGATTGGGATTGTGGCCTCGGTGCGCACGACGGGGGAGTTACAGGCCACGTATGCGGCGGTGATTCAGGAAGTGTGTACGGCGAAGAAGCCGGACTTCAAGCGCATGGAGGTGATTTTGAAGGCGCTCTCTGGAGCGACGGCGGTGTTGCAGACGGAGGCGGTGAAGGAATTGAATGAGACGGTGCTCAGAGCGGAAGGGCATGGGCCGGCCTTGGTGATTCTGGAGGGATTGAAGGCGGGACGGACGCGGCGGTTGCCGGGGGTGGTGGAGCGGAAGACGGTGGTGGAGGAGTCGGCGTGAGCATCCCCCGCGCCCAGAAGCTCTTGTTAGACAAAATCGGGGCGAGTACGGGCACCACGCTCTGTGCGATCCTCCTCACCGTAGAGACCCCGCTTCCTGGGGCCGATGGGGTCGATAGTGAAGGCCGGTCGATTGTCCTGATTGGGCGGCACCAGCTCGGCACGGGGCCAGTGGTGGACGAGGCGCTCCATCAAATCCTGACCTACCTCGCCCTCGGCGATTGCCCTGATACCGTGCATCCCGTCGTCTTTGCCCCGAAAGCCTCGCTGGCGATTCAAGCCGCCGTCTGTGGGGAAGAGGATACGGAAGTCCTCGTCCACGGTCCCAGGAATACGGGCAAGACGCACGCCCTCGCCGCCATCGCCATGATTCAGGCCGAGTGGGCGTTGCGGGCCGGCTTCCCTGGTCCGCTCTTGGTGGCCTGGCTCCACGATAGTTTGCTCAGCGCCGCCACGAAAACGGGACGCTCGTTGCAGCTCCCGATGTGGGGCGGGCTGTGGTCGTTGAAAGACGATAGCCGCCGCACGGTCTGTACCCTCGCCGGCCACTCGCTGGTCGCTGGCGACTTCATTGGCTGTAAGGACGACGAAGCGAACCAGCGGTTGCGCATCGAAGTGAATTTGGTCTTGGGCGAAGAACTCGTGGCCTCGATGACGGACGGGACCGGCATTACCGAACAGCAATGGGACTTGGCCCGTTCCTCGACGTTACGGCTTCCGACTCGGAAACGCTGTGCGGTCGCCGCGACGAATCCGGGCGGCCCCGAAACCTGGCCCTATGTCCGCTGGTTGAAGTATCCCACCCTCCCGCGTCTCGTCGCCGTGCAGATTCCGATGACGGATCGCTTGACGCCGGACCAGCAAGCGGCGAATCGCGCCGTGTTTGCCTACTCGCCCACGCTCCAAAAACGCTTGGCCGATGGCGAGTGGGTGATGGCCGAACAAGGCCAGGCCGTGGCCGAAGGCTTTGACGCGGCGATTCACGTCACGACCCAACCCCTCGCGCCCTCGCCCAATCTGTTGCTCGGCTTGGGCTGGGACGGGGGGCACAGTCCCTCGTGTGTGATCGGGCAGAACCATCAGCAGCAAATCCAAATCTATGCGGCGATGAACGAACTGCACGTCGGCGTCCTGGAATTGATTGAACAACAGATTCACCCCTGGCTGATGGAGCACGCGCCGTGGGTGCTGCTCAATCACGGTATCGACCTCGTGCATATCATCGACCCGAATATGGCCACCCCTGGCCAATCGACCATTACCGACAGTGCCGAGCGCATGATCCTGGCGAAGCTCGGTGGGCGCATCGTGCGTGGTCCCGTCCGCTGGCCTCCGCGCCGTGAAGCCGTGCTCCGGGTGTTGGCCCCTCGGCACGAACGCGGATTGATTCCGCTGCGGATTGTGGAAAGTCCTGACACCGATCTTCTCGTACAATCGCTCGCCGGTCGCTGGTACTATCCTGAATCGAACGGCCAAGTGGATCGCACAGGCGCGAAAAAACCCAATAGTCCGTGGGCGGATATTGGCGATGCCTTTGCCAATCTCGCAGGTTGGCTCCTCGGTGGCGACCTCATGGCGATTCCGCAGGCGGGCGAGATGAAGGTCGAGACGGTGAGTTCACTTGACAATCTCGTGACATTCAGATAAGAGGGGGGTCTATGGAACAAGCGGTGAAACTCATAAGTCCGATCCAGTTGATCCCTGGCGTGCAGAGCGGCCAGAAGAGCCTCACGAAAAATCTCTTTAGAACCCCCACGCCTCCCGAAGCGCCACCCGCTCCGAACGCCGAAACGAAAGCCGTCCAGACCGCCACCGCCGAAGCCGCGCAGCGCCGGTCTCGTGCCCGTGGCTTTCAAAGCACCATTCTGTCTCAACCCTCGGAATTGAAAACGACCTATGGGAGCTGACGCCAAAGCGATTTGTGCCCGCTACGAGCGGCTCTGGAACGACGCCGCCACGCACTTTCGCTATTGCGATGAAATGGCCCCGTATCTCGCCCCCTCCCGTAGCGGCATCCTGACGAAGCGTGTCCCTGGCGATAAACAAACCCGACAAGTCTACGACTCGACCTCCATGATGGCCGCCGAACTCTGCGCGCATTTTGTGGCAGGGCAAGTCATCAACCCCGCACAGCTCTGGGGGTCCATGTCGATGCGCCATCCCCGCAAGGGCGCTCAGGACGCGATCAACGAATGGCTCGAAGAGTCGCGGGACCGCATGTTGTCCAGGCTCTCGCAAAGTATGTTCTACGCTGAAGCGGTGGAATCGAAGATTGATTGGGTCGGCTTCGGCACCGGCTTTTTGTTACGGGAAGAATTGCCGCAGCCCGTGAACCGCACGGTCCAGGGCTTTCGCGGCTTTCGCTTTGAAGCGGTGAAGACGGGACGGTTCGTGATCGCGGAAGGCGCAGACGGGTTGGTCGACACGGCGTATCGCTGCACGATGATGAGTGCGCGGCAACTCGTGGATCGCTTTGGCAAGCAGGCCGTGTCCGAGAAGGTCCGTCAGTGTATGGAGAACCAGAAGCCTGACGAGCCGTTCGAGATTCTGCACGCGATCTATCCCCGCAGTCTCGCCGATCAACGCTATGCCGCTGGCGCGACGAAGATGCCGTGGGCGTCGTGCTGGGTGGAGAAGGACACGAAGCATTTGATTCACGAGAGCGGCTATCGCAGCTTTCCTGGCGCGATCTACCGCTACACGAAAACCCCAGGCGAGACGATGGGCCGTGGACGCGGCCACCTCGCCTTTCCTGATGTCTGGACCTTGAACCAAGCGAAACATCTGGCCCTTGACGATTGGGCCTTGAAGATCAGCCCGCCGCCGCTCGTCGCGCACGATTCCGTGATCGGCACGCTCCGGCTCAGGCCTGGGACGCCGACCGTCATCAACACGCGAGGCCGCAGCATTCAGGATGTGATTCAACCCTATCAAACCGGCTCACGGCCTGAAGTGTCGCAGATTAAGGAAGAGGAATTGCGCAAGAACATTCGGCAAATCTTATTTGTCGATCAGATCCTCATGCTGATGGAAGTGAACAAGTCCGAGATGACTGCCGAAGAGTGGCGCTCGAAGATCGGCTTGCTGTTCAAAATTATGGGGCCGGTCTATGGCCGCGCCGAACATGAGTTCCTGCGGCAAATCTGGGATGGCGTGTTTGACGAGATGCTCGCGGCAGGGGAGTTCAGTGACCCGCCTGAAGAGTTGTACGAAACAGATGGCCAGATCGACACCGCGTTTCAGAATCCCATTGCCCGTGCGCAGCGTAGCGGCGATGTGGAAGCGATGACGCAGACGGTGCAAGACCTGCTCCCGTTCGCGCAGTTTGCGCCGCAAGTGTTCGACCGCATGGACCCTGAAAAATCCGCCGCGATGATTATGGAAATTCGTGGCTATCCCGCCCGCGCCACGCGGAACGATGAGGAGATGCAAGCGTTAGCCACAGCCAGACAGGCGCAGCAACAGCAGGAACAGCAGCTCGCGGAAGCGGGCCAGATCGCTGCGGCAGCAGGCGATGCCTCGAAGATGGTGACGGCGTTGCAAGGGAGTGCGTAGAAATGACACGCTTGTTCACCAACTGGCTCTCGCAGAAGTGGCGACGACGCACCGATCCCGCCTTAGCGCACGCCTATCAGGTGACGTTCAGTACCGCGCAGGGCCAGCTCGTCTTGCAGCATTTGCTCGATGAAGTCTATTGCCAAACGTGCCCCGTGCAAGACTCCATCGCGCTCGCTATGCACAACGGGCGGCGGTCGGTCGTGCAGGAGATTCTGGAAAACATCGACAGCGCACAAGACCCCACGAAGTACACCTTGACCGAGGACGCACTCAGTGCCCACTGATTTTCAATCGAGCATTCTTGCACCGTCTTCAAAAGAACGGGTGGCCTCGTACGGGAAACGTCCAGATGGCACACCGAAGGGCACGGGGTTCTTTGGTGAGATTCCGCATCCCACGAAGCCTGGCGTCTTCTCGACAGAATTGACGATTGGCGTCCATATTGACGGCAAGCCGCAGAACATTCCGTTGATCGTGCCGACACTCACGCGAGAGGAACTCAACGCTGTGATGATAGGCAAAGAGGATGATCGAATTGTGCAAAAAGCGGTCGATCATGCGAAGCAGCGGCTCAAGCAAGGCCGAAGCCCCTACGCCGAACAAAATGAAGTGTATCCTTTACCCAAGGAGTAACGATGCCACCTGAAGCAGGAGTGATTGAGACCACGACACCGAACGGCTCTTCGGCTCCCGCCGATTGGCGCACCTTTATGACGGACGACCTCAAGGCCGATCCGGTTGTCTCAGACTGGGCAGGCAAAGCAAGCGAGAAGGATGTGCCGTCGCTCATCAAGGGTTACGCCAACATCTTCAAGCAGCAAGGCAGCAAGATTAGCCTCCCTGGTAAGGACGCGAAACCCGAAGAGATGACCGCGCTCAAGGCCAAGCTCATCGAGGCGGGCGTGATGCCCAGACCGATTGCTGACCCGAAAGAGTATGCGATCACGAAGCCGGAGAATCTGCCGGCGGGCGTGCAATGGTCTGACGAACTCTCGACCAAGCTCGCCACCACGCTGCATAAGTATCAGGTGCCCAAGGAAGCCGTGGCTGACTTGATGGCGCTCCACATGGAGTCGCTGGGTGGGACGACGGGTTCCTTTGCGGGTGACACAGCGACGGTCATGGCGGAACTGAAAGCGGAGCACGGCGAGAAGTTCGATGAGCGCAAGGAACTGGCGACGCGATTGATTGGGGAAATCTTTAAGACCGACGAAGAAGCGGCCTTGGCGAATAAGCTCGGCCTCGGTGAGAATGCCCGATTCGTCTCGCTGCTCATGCGGCTCGCGCCCCTCGCGCAGCAGGATTCGAGCTTTATGGAATCGCTGTCGGTCAAAGGAGGCGAGATGTCTGGAGAGGCAGCACGCGACGAATACGCGAAAGTGATGAGTGATCCCAAGCATCCGCAGTATGAGGGCTTTAAGAAAGGCACGAAAGAGGCGCTCGCGTACGTGGACAATCTCTATAAGCAATCGTACGGGAATGCCCCGGTGACGTTTTGAAACCAGCCTTCGCGAATCAGGTCTCAGTGGAGAGTCCGACGATGACCGATGGTTTACGGGTTGACCATCCACGGCTAAAGGAGTATATCCTCAATGGTGTAAAGATGGGATGGAACAACGAGCGCATTATCAAAGTGACGGGCGCTCCACAAGAACTCGTGGGGAAAGTCCGTCATCAGTATGAGAAGGAGAAGATGAACCCGTAACACTCCGGGGTGCCCCCGTGTGGGGTCCGGTGGAGCACACCCGATAAGGGTGTCGAACCTGCCAGCACGTCACGCTGGTAGGAGGGTCTGCATGTGCAGGCTGCCCTCCGCGATCTGAACTGTTTCCACAGTTTCTACACGGAGGTTCCTCATGTCTTTTACAGCCGATCAAGCGTGGACCTATCGGTTCCACGACACCCTACTCCTCACGTTCCAGCAAATGTCCTCGATTGTGCGTGGGCTCCTCGATCCCGCGATGGTGCATAACGATGTCTCAGCGGCCATCGACTATCACGAGCGGCTGGGCAATGGGATTGCCAACGATGTCGTGGCTCCCTTTGCACCGACCGCCGCACAAAACCTGAACCAGTCTCGCCGGGCCGTCACGATGCAGTCCTCGGACTTCACCGTGTTGGTGTCGGACGAGAATACGCTCCGCGGCATGGTCAACCCGACGAACGGCTTTACCCGCACCATCCTCGCGGGCTGTCAGCGTCGAGCCGACCTTCACGTGATTAACGCCCTGATCGGATCGGCGCAAACCGCGTCTGTCACGGCAGGGACGGGCGTGATTACGACCAGCACGCAAGCGATGCTCGCGGCGCATCAGATCGGCGCGGCCTCCGCGATTGATCTGGCCCGCGTCATCAATGCGACGGAACTGCTCTCCAAGAAGGGCGTGCCGAACGACGGCAAGCGGGCGTTCCTCTACTCCCCTGGGCAGTTGCGCGACTTGCTCGCCATCACCCAGGCGTCGTCCAGCGACTTCACCAAGAACCAGATCCACGACAAAGGCACCATCAATGGCGTGAACTGGGAAGGATTCAACTGGTATGAAATCGCCGATGTCATTGCCGACGATGCGAGCACGATCTTGCAGCGCATGCTGCCCGTGCCGTCCTTTCGGCAGTGTATCGCGTTCCATCCCTCGGCGGTGGGGCTGTCCATTGCGAAAGAAATCAAGTCGCAGTTGGACCCCAGGCCTGACCTGCAATCCCGACCCATGCAAGTCCGTGCCAGCATGATGATGGCGGCGGTACGCGTGTGGGAAGGCGGAGTAGTCGAGGTGAGAGCCTTAGAAAATTGAAACTAGGTAATTTCACGGCACGGCTCTTCGGGGCCGTGCCACTGACACAAGGAGCGTGAATCATGGCTGTACTCAATTCGACGTTGTACACCAACGTCTATGTCAACAAGTTTATTGCGGATGCCCGCGACAAGGGCGGCTCGCGTGTGGATGTGCCGTTTACCCATACGGTGGTGACGGATACCACGGCGGATACCGTGCAACTCTGCGTGATTCCGTCAGGCTGGGAAGTGGTCTCGCTCGATGTCTCATTCGATGCGTGTGGCGGCACTTGCACGATGGCGTTGGGCGATTCAGGGAGTGCGACCCGTTACATGGCGGCTACGTCGGTCGTGGCGGCAGGCAAGTTCAACGGCTTGCTCACGGCAGGGATGCGGTTTCGCCCGACTACGGATACCATCGTGTTCATCACCTGGGCGGCCTCGAATCCGACGGCGGCTGCCGTCGTGAAGGGCACCATCGGGTGCGTGCGCCAGGGCTAAGTCTTTACGGGGGTTGAGGGTGCGCCGTTGTGGGCACCCTCCCCTCTCATAGGGAGGTCTATTATGGCAGCCTTTGCCACATTTGCGGCGGCTGAAGTACGCGCGTATGCCAAACGATTGGACGGTACCTGGACCAATGCACATGCCGAGGCATCCAGCTCTGGGGTGTTTGCGGTGCGGGTCCAGCGCAAGATGAGTGCGGCGTCACCAGGCAATGGTGGATGGGTGAGTATCACGGATGATGCCACGGTCTAGGGAGGATCTATGGGACGACGACTAGTACGACTACTGGTAGGACTTGTGCTCATGAGCAGTGTCCTGCTGCCATTCAGTTCACAGGCTACAGTCTCACAGAGCGTCTTTCGGCAAACCTATATGGCGTCAGGGACGTTTACGCCTGCGGCCACGCCTACCGATCTGATTACGGTGACGGGCAGTGCCACGAAAACGGTACGTCTCGTCTCTCTCAAGCTCTATACCACCAATACGGCGGCGGGGTCACAGCAGGTGTTCTTAGTCAAGCGGAGTACCGTGGATACCACGGGTACATTTGTGGCTGCGACCAGCGTGCCAGTAGACTCCGCCAACAATGCAGCCACGGCGACGGTGGGACATTATACAGCGAATCCGGGCGCATTAGGCACCGCCGTCGGCACGCTCCATACACTCAGGATCTCGTCTCCTGCTGCGGTCCCAGGCGCGTTTGTGGGTGGTAATTCTGATATCGGGGTCGAACTGCTCCCGATCAATATGTTGCTCTTTACGGATTCCGTGAGCACCTTGCGTGGGATTACCGAACAACTGGTGGTGAACTTTGCGGGGGCGGCGCTCGTAATTGGACAAACACACGCCTACACTATTATCTGGACTGAAGAATAAGGAGACCCTATGGCACTGACGAGTACCGAGATTCGACGACTCTTGCAACCGATGAAGGATTTTGCCCCAGCGATTCTGCGCTGTGCCGAGATCGTGGAAGCGGCAGAAGAGGCCGAGCGAAAGATTGCGACCCATACCGAAACTTGTTGCACCATCGAAACGAATCTGTCGGCCTTGGCCGAGCAGCACGGCACGGCACAAGAGGAGATGGCGAAGGTCCAGCAACAGGTGACAGAGCGGAAACGCGAAGCACAGGCCGAGATCGACACACTGAACATCTCCGTCCAGATCGTCAAGGATCAGCTCTCTGCCGCGCAACGAGATTTCGAGACGGCACAACGAGAGCAGCAAGCGAAGCTGGATGCATTGACCTTGGATACGCAGGTCAAAGAGGACCAGTTGAACGAACGCACCAGCGCGCTCGCGGCCTTCATGGCGCAATTTCCCGCAATGAAATAATGGCCCGACTGACCCTCATCCTCGGCGTGCTGGCGACAGGAGCGTAGATGGCACTCCGGTACGTGGACAATACGGCGGCAGGGGCCAACACAGGATTTTTGTTTAACGGGATCGGCCAGTGCGGCCATCAACCAAGGAGTC